GGGACGCATGGGGGACGGCTGCAGCGTGGGACTTTGATATATCTAACGACTCTGTCTGCACATTAAGCGGCACTTTTAATGGCATGGGAACCTTTACGCTTGGTAGCTCTGTCACCGCGACAGGCACATTTTCGCTTGCAGATGGTTATAGCGTGATTTGCAACGGCGCGGCAATTAGCGGCTGTACGATTAACGGTGATTTAAATCTAAAAGGAATTAACACATCATCTTTTAGTGACGTTTCATGCAACAATCTAGAGTTTGACCAGGCTGGAACCTATCAGCTCGTTAAATGCTCTATTGCATCGGTAAGTAATACCTCTGGGGGAGTTATCACAATTCAGAGCACAGGCTCCAGCATTGCCGAAAACTTAGACGCGACGATCATTATTCAAGATTTACGCGGCATATCGATAACGGGAATTGTGGCTGGTTCGCGGATTCAAATTAAAAACATGACCACAGGCGTGGAAGTAAATAACTTAATCATTGCGGGCACTGAATACACTCAAACTTATGCAGAGGGTACAGGCTACACAGAAGGCGACGTAATACGTGTAAGGCTAATGTTTACCGACACGACCACAAGCTACCTAGAATTTGAAACCACGACAATCGCCTCAGATACAGGATGGACGGTGTTAGCCACTCAATCTGTTGATACTGTTTATGCCTCTATCGGGTTAGATGGTACTGCAGTTACAAAATTTAGTGCTGACTACGCTGGCAATGATGTAAACCTAAACATAGCTCAAAACTTTGAAATAGGAGAGTTTTACGCATGGTGGAAGTATAACCTTTTCTTATCTCAGGGTATTAGTGACTTCTTTGGGGTACTCACGGCTCTAGATCAAGCTAACTTTAGAATCAATAACACTGTCCTAGATTTTTATCTAGATAGCATAGCGACAGCCTCAGTGCGCCAGCTAGATAACAGGCGCATATATCGTGCTGATTTATCATATCCAGTGAGACAGCCAACAACCAGCGGCTTTGGTCTTGATGTGGTGTGGCGCAATATTATCTTTGTAGCTCCAGTAGATGTCAATGTACCAGCTCTAACTTCAGCACAAAGCACTCAGTTGGCTAAAATTACCGACATTGAATCCAATACCAAAATCATACCAGCACTTTTATAGGCAATAAGATGAACGATAAACGGCTGGACCGCATGGAATCAAAAATCGACCGCGTGGAAAATGTGTTAACCAAATTAGTCGAGCATGAGGTTATTTTATCAAGTGTGGTAAAAAGACTTGATTCACATAGTGTAAGGATGGATGAAACGGACGACGATCTAGTGGTGGTAAAAATGGATGTTCAAAAAAACTCAAGTTCTAGCCGATTTGGTGAGCGTGTATTTTTTCTAGTTTTAACAGCGGCGGTGGGCGCGGTTGCCTACTCGTTAAGGGGATAAAATGAGTTTTAGCTTAGGTAGTAGTTCATCTAAAAACTTAAATAACGTAGATCAAAAGCTTATTGATACCATAAAATTAGCTCTAACCCTTACTACCGTTGATTTCGGTATACCATCCACAGGCGGCTATAGAAGTGAGGCAGATCAGGCAAAGCTATTCACAGCGGGGTTAAGCAAGTGTGATGGTAGGGTGAATAAATCAATCCACCAAATAGGGAGGGGGGCAGACGTTTTCGCGTATGTCGATAAAAAGGCATCGTATCAGCCTGAACACTTAAGCCTAGTGGCGGCGGCAATGTTAGAGGCGGCTGGAAGGTTAGGCCATGAGCTAAGGTGGGGCGGCCACTTTAAATCTTTTTTAGATATGCCACATTTTGAATTAAGGAAATAATAATGCTAGGACTTATAAAAAGTTTAATAGGCGTCGGCGGTTCATTCCTCCAAGGCAAGATGGACAATAAACAAGCGGAAATAAAAGGCCGTAATAAAGCGATCCAAACGAAGCTGAAACAGGCTGGGACGTGGGACGAAATACACGCAAAGAACAGCGGCGAAAGCTGGAAGGACGAATATTTCACGCTTTTGTTTAGCATTCCCTTGGTGCTGGCCTTTATACCGTCCATGGTGCCGTATGTGGAGCAAGGATTTAAAGCGTTGGACCTTATGCCCGATTGGTACAAGCAAGCCCTGGCGGTCCTGGTTGCTGCCTCAGTTGGTTATCAAAAGTTAACATCTCTATTTGCTAAAAAAGTGGGTGGAAAATAATTAAATTAATTAGCTATTGACTAGGGCGGGGGGTATCTTTAGAATGCGCCCAGCAGTAGCGAGCAAGACAAAGACGGGTTGCAAAACTCGCTTCTAAGTCGTTGTTTTTATTACTCGCTGTTTATTGCTATTGCACCCATTGATTGTATGGTAAAGTTGTTTATAATCAATGACTTATGCCTTAAAGCGGTTGTGCTTTCTAAGCCGTGGGTCGGGGGTTCGAGTCCTCCAGGGCGTGCCAAAAAGCCCATAAATATCAAGAGCTTACGGCTCTTTTTTTATGCCTTAAATTTGGGTTGCAAAAAGGTTGCAAAAAGGTTGCAAAACCTAAGCCAAAAAAAAGGCCACTTATCAAAGCAGCCCAGGGGGAAACAAGGCGTTTATGCCTTGAATTTAGCCAGGCTAAACCCGTCTAAATCTACTTCCATCCACTTAATGTCTTTGTGCCTGGCGCTATAATTATCGGTCTGTTTAGCCGTCGAATGGCCGGCCAGATGTTGAGGCAAACAACCCTGTTTTTCATGCTCATGTATTGCCAACGCGCGCCCCTGGTGAAAGCCTGGACGCTTGCCCATTGGCAAGTCGTTATAGAAGCCCGTCACGTCGTCGCGTAACCGCTTAAACTCCTTGGTTAAATAGCCTTTATCAATGTAGCTAAAGTGTTGTCCAGACGCCTTTTTTTGAGCAGTTACCTTTTCCGGCTTGCGGTGGATTAAGTAGGGAGAAATAATATTAACTCGCCCATGGCTAATTGGCCGGTCTAAGACATCGGCCAGTTCTGGCGTTATTTTAATGGCAAGATAACTGGTGTCATATTTGTGGGTTTTTTGCTGTACCACATATAATACGCCGTCTTTTATATTGTCTTTTTCCATGTTGCAAATGTCACCCCGGCGCTGAGTGGTGAGCATACAAATATCCATTGCTTTTTGCATCCAGGGTTCAGCCGCGTTATAGATTGCGCTCCAGCCGTCCTTTGTGTGGCGCTCCACTTCTGGTTCTTTGCCAATTTTAAGGCAGGGCGACGCTGGGTTGGTGTCTAATTCCCCTTTGGTCCGGCCATAATCAATAGTAACCAGGAGCACTTTTAAAGTCTTGTCTCGCTCTCTAGCGTGCCCGGCGTTTTCTTCCGGGTCGTAAATACCATCTAAAAATTCAGATATGGCTAGGGTGGTTAATTGGCGACAGCCCCAGCCGTCAAAGTAGGCTTTAATCTTTTTATGAGCGCCGCGAATTTCAGCAATAGTGGATTTTGCCAATAGCTTTTTGCCGGTCCCGTTTGATTTATACGCCAAGTAGGCGTCGCATAATGCCGCCAGGCTGGTGGACGGGTGCAATACTGAATCAATTATCGAGGTGGACCCCACCAGCTTATCGTTGAGCGTTTTGGCCGCTGCAATCGCGCTTTGTTTATCCGACCCCATGCCGTGAAATTTCTTGGTTATGGGGTGCTTATAGCGGTAGGACAAACTCCCTTTGCCGTTACTGGTTTGGTAAAGGTTAACGGGCAGCCGTTGGGTGGCTTTAGATTCGCGGTATCGCATAACATAACCTAACTATTTAGTACCCTATTTACCAAGCCGGCCGTCGGGTCTTGGAAACTATAACTTACATTTATACCGCTGGCAATGTAATAGACGCCGCCCAATTTTACGCCGTCAATTATTCCCTGGTTAATCCAATTCCGTACAGTGTAGACGCTTGGCGCTGAATCTGGCTCAAATTGATTTTTTAAATATTCTGGAATGGTCATTAGTTTATTAGTCATGGTGTTGGGTCTCAATATCATTATTAGGGTTAAAAAGGTAATTCTTCTCTGTATTCAGAAAAATCATATTTAGTAATGCTTGGGTATTTTTCGCTCTCTTTGACACGTATAGAAAAAGGCAAAATGCCCTCTTTTGTATTGTCCAAAATTCCATTTGTTGTTTGATCTTTTAATGTTGGAAAATGTTTATTTATCCATTCTTTGGCCTTGTCGGCAGCATACCCGCCATGGCCAGGACAAACCCAGGTTGAAAAGTCACCGCCGCTGGTGTAATACGTGACCCGCACCGAATCGGGCTTCCCTGGCTTATTATGCCTGGTCATATTTACATTATTAACGTTATACCATTCGTGTTTTTTCTGAACCAATGGCGCGTTAAAATCCACCAATAGGGCGGCCGTGCTGGCGGTTGGGTCGTGGCTTATATCGCGCGGGAATAAGTGGCCACAATCGGGGCACTTTGTACATGATGCGGCCATGATGGTTCGGCAATCCGGGCACGTCCTAGACGGTGGCGCACCCTTGTTTCCCTTTGCCTTTTGCGCGGTTGGTGAATTTAATGCGTTAATGGGTCCGTGTCGTTGAGTGTTACCACCGAAATCTAGGACTAAACAATCTTTTTTGCTATCAGCCAGGCGCATACCACGGCCGCACATTTGGACATATAGCCCAGGGCTTTGGGTGGGGCGCAAGAACACCAGCATATCGCAGATTGGCGCATCAAATCCGGTGGTTAAAACGTCGCAGTTGGTAAGGCATTGAATGGTGCCGGCTTTAAATTCTTGCAATATTATTTCGCGAATTTCGGGGTTAGTGTCCCCAGTGATGGTGGCCGTTACAATGCCATGCTCTCTGATAATACTGGCCATTTTTTCCGCATGGTTTACGCCACTACAAAAGATCAGCCATGATTTACGCTGTCGCCCATAAGCTAAAATTTCAATTAAGACCTTTTGTGCCAAATCGTCATTATTAGTGAGCGCGTTTAATTGCTCGGCTTTGTATTCCCCGCCCACGGTTTTAATGTCGGATAGGTCGAATTCATTATCCATCGATTTTGCTACCAGGGGGCACAGATAGCCGTCGTTCACCAACTCCATTACATCAACGTCATAGGCTACATCTGTGAACAATCGGTCTTCACCTTCAATCAAAGAGCCAGAATTAAGCCTATAGGGCGTGGCAGTCAAGCCAACCACTCTGACTTTTGGGTTAATGACGGCTATAGATTCTAAAAAACGCAAGTACATGCCCATCCCTTTTTTTGGGACCAGGTGGCATTCGTCAATAATAATTAAATCAATGTGCCCAATTTCATTGGCTCTTTTATGAACTGACTGAATGCCAGCAAAAATAATGTCCTGATCCGTATCACGCCGCTTTAACCCGGCCGAATTAATACCCGCCGGGGCATCGGGCCAAAGCGTTATTAATTTCTCATAATTTTGGGCGATTAATTCCTTTACATGGGTTAATAAAAGCACTCTTTGCCCTGGCCATTGCTGAATCAATCCGCGTATAAATTCCCCAGCAATCACCGATTTGCCCGCCGCCGTTGGAAGCACAAGGATGGGGTGCCCGGTCGTGTTATCTTGAAAATACGAATACAGGGCGTCTATAGAGTCTTGTTGGTATGATCTTAATTGCATAAATTATCGCCCTGTATACATGGGCATGTACCCTTCTTTTTCAAAACCAAAGCGCGTGGTTAAATATGGGCAATAACTTCCCCCGGCTTTTTTACGCGCTAGCGCCTCGTCTTTTTTACCTTCGCGAAGTAATTTTTGTATTACGATGTCTGATATTCCAATATTCTTGGCCTTATTTGCTATGGCTTGCGAGGCCCGGCCCATCTCTTTAGACATAACCCGCACGGTTTTAAGATGGTAATTTTCTTGCAGGTATTCCAACTCGGCATCGGTCCATCTTATAACCTTTGGCGCTTTGACTACTTTGTGCTTTTTTGCAATTCCAAGAAAACCCGCCTGGTCTTTTATAGATGCGCTTGTGCGGCCCATCTGTTCACTTAATTCTCTATTGGTAAATCGAAAATAATTAAATCTTAAAGATTCTTTTTCCTCTTCGGTCCAATTTTTAACAGTTCTCATTAAGCGCCCCATATCAGGTGGCCAGACATTGCCAAAATGGCAACATTGCCCAGGAGGGCGCAAGTAATGCCCATTAAAATATCGATTACATTACTCATTATTTTTCAATCTCAATAAATGCACCACCAAATGCAGCGCGTAAACTATCGGCCCCAGGGTCGCCAAGTAGCGCCGGGGCGGCTTTAATTTCAGCACTGGTATAGTGCCCAGCGCCTTTGGTTTGGCTGTTGTAAAACTCCACACCGTCACCTTTGCGATACTTAACCCAGTTACCAGGGGCATCCATATCAACCATTTGGTGGGGCACCAGGTGATGGTTGTATAAATGCTTTTCGCATCCCACGCGCTGTTCGTCGGTGCTTATTTCTTTATCATGAAAAAGACAGCGCCAGCCGCCGTGGTCCATATCAACGTGCGCGTGAATACAGGTCCGGCACGTAACTTGTGGCAATGCGTCGCGGTGGCAAACGTCCTGGTGGTCGCAAAATTTGCACTTGAAAAACTCAGCCCTGGTGCTTATACCTGGCGGTGGTTCGTCGGTTGCAATAATGGTCCTGGCCTTTTCGATCAAAGCTAGGGCATCGTCTTTGTTATATTCAAAAAATTCAGTGTAAAGTTGGTCATTGTCTTTGCAAACTGCCATATACATGGCGTGTTTTAACGCAAGCCCGTGCATATAAACCTGCATCTGGGCGTAATGTTCTGGTTTTGATTCGCGGACGCCGTTCTTTTTGAGCAGCGCAAACGATTTATGGTTGTGAGTTTTAAACTCTAATAAATGCGGCTCTTTTGTTCTTTCGGGTATGTTTTTGCCCACACCGTCGCTAGACCCGGCAAAGTGGCCGCCGTGAAACGAACAGCCATATTGCTTGCCAGTGGTAGCATCTTCGGCCCACACAAAAGCGCCAATACTTAATAAATCCTTTATAAAAAAAGCTTCCTCGTCGTGGCCGCGCTTAAATAAACGCAGCACACGGCCAGGAAAGTTGGGCACGGTGGCCCAACGGAAACCATACCAAAGCGCCCGTTCACACTCGCGGCCGATCATACTAGCGCCTAAATGTGCGCGACTTGATTCGACGTGACTTGTCTCATATTTGCGATAAATCGCTTCGACAGTGCTGTTATGCGCTGTTGGTATGGTTGGCATTACATTAACCCCAAGGTGGCGCGGCGGTGGTCGCGTGGTTTGGTGGAGTAGGGCGGCCAATCATCGGTGCAGTTGGTGGCTGGTTTTGTATCCGTTTGGTGTGCGTAACTTCGTTTTTAGCTGAATATTCACCAGCGGGTATGGCCTTTACACCCATTAAAAATGGTATTCCCTGGAGTGTTAGCGCGTTGAAATTTCCCGTTGGTGTTGGTAAGCCTAAATTAGTCGTCAACATGAACAGGTTTTCGGAAGATATTTTTACAGCTTCTGCGCTCTTATTATTTAGATGAAAATTCCACCACACTTTACGTTTGGCGAATTCACCATCCATGACAGTACATTCTAAGACCAACATGGTGACGCCAGCCGAAGTCGGCCTATCCTCCACATTGGTTACCATGGCGTTATATTCGCCCTTTGGCATTGGCTGAAAATCGCCCTTTCCTGATAAATCAATATTTGTTGCATCGAAATTAATTAACATTTTTACTACCTTTTTTTAGTTACGGATTTTTGTGGCAATGTTTGCCAGGGTTGGGAATTCATACGGGTCCAATTTGCCGGATCGGTCTTTGGCCTCATACTGAATGTCGCGTGAAGTTTGCAAAGACCGCTCAATAACACCATCGGCGTTTTTGGTCAGTCTTAAACAAAACACTTCATCAAAGAAATAAGCCAACGATTGCGCCAGGCGTGCGCCAGGCATCGAGGGCATGAAGAGTAGGGTATTAGCGTGATCGTCGTTAACGCGGTCCATTTTGGCCGTCATAACCACATTGGTTTTTAGATCGCGGAACGAGCGAATCAAAGCCGTCATTTGGTCTATTAGGGCACCATACGCCTGGCGCGGGTCTTTTGTTTTTGCCTTTTCACTAATTAAAACCACCTCTGCAATTTCGCTTATTGAATCCAGGCAGACCCATTTATAAGGGTGGTCGCCTTTGAGGTGGGCGTAGATTTCAAACACGTCATCTAGTGACGAAACAACGCAAATATCCACATGGTCGGCGTGCTGGATGGACAATAAGCCACCCTCGGCGCTGATTATTAGTGTTTTTTCACCCTCTGGTGCAGTGGTACAAAATACCGTCTTGCCAGCGCCGGCGGGTCCATAAATTAGAACCTTGATGCCGTTCTGTAATGCCGCGTCTTTAGCACTGATTAACTTGATAGCCATTACGCTGCTACCTCTATTAACTCAATTGATACGGCAATTTTGGCGGGCGTAGCGATCACGGCGCGGGTTATTTCGTTGTAATATTCCGGCTCGTTTAACTCTAAGTGGCGTAAACCTTTAGCATTAATCGACGGCTTAAAAGTAAAAGCCTCCTGCATTATTGCATGGGGCAAACGGTCGCTTAAAAGATCAAATTCGTTTAAATCTATACGGCGGTTGATCTTTGCAACTGTTTTGATTTTAAAATAAAGACCAGCCTCACTGGTGGTCCCCTCTTCCTTTACGCCCGCTAGGTCAATCACGTTTTTTTCCGCAATTAACACTTCTTGACGCACTAATTCCATTCTGTTTTTAGCTTCTTGAAGCTGGAAAGCTGCCTGGTCTATGTTGGTCGGTTGTGACATTTTTTAAATCCTTTTTTAAATAACTGCAACTAACATTTGGCCCACGATTAGGACTAAGAAAAAGATAAAAGCCTCGCTCATGCTAATACCCCGGCAAACCACCAGACCGTGCACACCACGAATATAGCGCCGCCTACTAGGTTAAATAACAAACGTTCTATTTTAGTGTTTTGCATGGTCTTCCCTTTTTCTGTGTTAGGTTTTAATAGCACTAACAATAAATTAATTGTTAGGTATAGATAGCATTATAGATAAAAAAATATGCCGGTATAAGTTGTTAGAATGTTTTCAACTTAATCCCGGCATGTTTACTTTTTTAATGCTTCCTCTATTATTTTTAAAATTGTTTCATCATCAAAATTACTAATTAAATCGAGTGCTAACAACGTGTTATCATCGTCTAACCTCAATTCTTTTGGCGTGTCGCATTTCGCGCTCAATGAGCAAATCCAAAGTTATACATAATTATTCCTCTAAAAGTAAGTTAAGCAAAACTTACTAAACAGAATATACACGACCATTTATATTTACACAAGCAAGTTGTAACAGTTTTTACTAGGAATAAAAAACCCCAATTAAGGGGCTTTAATATAATGCGGTTTTATTTGTATGAATCCATCATCATCCGGATTGCGGTTATTTGTTCCGGCGTTAATTCGCCAAGCCTGTGGCTTATTGCTTCTATATCTTTAATTGTCCTGCCAAAGTTTTGGGGTATTTGTCGGTCGTTGTCGTCCATTAACCAATGGAGGGGTGCCCCAGTAATACGGGCTAAATTTCTTAAACGTGTTCGGGTTGGTTCGTTTCTTACTATAGGGTCGTTGGATTCCCAAAGCGAAACAGCCGGGCGCGAAACGCCCAGCAGATCAGCTAATTGTTGTTGAGTCATTTGGGCATGTGCCCGTGCAGCCTTGATTTTAATGTGTAGTACATCGCTTGTTTTAGACATAATTTATTTGTCCTTTGTTGGGGCCATTTGACCAATCATTGCTACCTTTAAACTTTCGGGTTAAACAGTTAACCAGGTCTAAATGTGTATAACCGAACGTTTGAACACGGGCAAACTTCGGGGAAGTGTTAGCCATTGAATCGGTAAAATTTAGGTGCCATAAGTAGGTGTCTTCACGCATCCATGCTTTGCGGGGCGATCTTAGCGTATCGTAAAAATACGCATTAATTAATTGTCTTTCGTTCATAAAATTCCTTTTTACTTAATCTTTTTACTTTCAATTTCATACCTCGTGATCATACTTTCATACTTTTTAAATAGCAAGTTCTACTTACATTGGGATATTAGAAAACGAAACACCTCTTTTTTATGCATTGATTTAATGGTTAGTAAAACTTACTATGGCATTTTTAAGCATTACGGATATATATAGAGTTTTACTAACATGGCAAAAAACAAACGGGTTTTAAGTAAAGAAGAGTTATTAATGCAATGCTACGCAAAAGCGGCAATTGTATACGCGGGTGGACCAGGGGAGCTGGCTAGGACCATCGCAACAAAAGACGACACATTAACAAGCCAAGGGGTAAGCCAGTGGCTAAAAGTGCCAGGCGATCGCGTGCTGGCTGTTGAAAAGGCAATCAGTGGGGCGGTTACCCGGTACCAGATGCGTCCTAAAATATTTGGTGAACAACCGTGATGCGTTATACGTTATTTACAAGCGTCAAAAATAGCATCGGCACGAGTGCAGATCGCCCCTGGCCTGAGTTTGTAAAGGACCATTTAAGCGATCACCAGATCATTAACAATAAAGACGCCGGGCTAATGTATTCCGGCGCGGTGTATTCCATGGACCCGCCAAGACGCGGTGATGCCAACGTTGATTCAATGTCAATGATGGTCGTGGATTATGACAATTCACAAGGCATCGGCCTAGATTCTAAATGTTCCGGGCTGCCCACATTGCCCCAGGACGTTGAACCAGAATTGGCTGGCAATGCTTATGCTTTTCACTCAACGCACAGCCAGAGCAAAGACTGGCCCCGGTGGCGCTTGGTAATTCCGTTTGATCGTTTAGTTAGTCGGACAGAGTGGCCTATTGTTTTCAATTATGTTTTTGAGCGCCTTTTAGGGTCCGATTTAAACATTGATACCACTTGCAAAGATTTGAGCCGCGCGTATTGGCAACCAGCTTGCACCCAAGACACCCTAGACGTTGCGTTTAACGGGTATGTCGAGGGCGAATTATTAAACATTAACGAAATAATGGACCAAATGCAGACCACGATCGCGCCCGAATTTAGGGCAGCCATGGCTGATAATGTGGTCAACCTGGTTACTCCCCAAGTGCCAAACTCACTGGACGAGCCAAGAGCGCCGGAGGGTCGAAACGACTATCTAAAGCAGATCGTGGCGGCCATGTTGGAGCGTGCCGAGCCATTAGAAGAAATCATTTGCCAGGTGTACCAGGCCGACGTTGATAAGCATGGCGCAAACGCTTTGTTTACAGATGCCGCCGAGGGTATGAAAGGCTCCCCAGGCATTAACTGCATGGGCTTTGTAACTAACGTAATACGGTCAATCGACAGTATGCGAACCAGGGCAGCCATAGAGCCACAAATACCCACCATGAGGCCGGTTAATGCGGTCCTGGATAACAAAGATTTATTAAACGTTGAGCCACCGGCCACCATTCAGATTGTTAGGGCGTCTAGCCTATACGGGCATCAACCAAAGCCCATGAAGTGGCTTTTAGACGAATGGATGCCAATGGGCCAAGTTACGGCCGTATATGGCGATGGTGGTGTAGGCAAGACCCAATTAATACAGCAGTTAATGACGTGCGTGGCAGCCGGTCGCCAGTTTATGAATGTGGATACGACACAGGGGCCAGTAATGGGGCTTTTTGCGGAAGATGACATCGACCAACTCCACCGGCGACAGTTAGGAATAAATAACCTTTATGGGTTAGACCTACGCGCCCAGGAAAATATGTATTTTATGGCACGTCCCGCACAGGACAACGTATTAATGGATTTTGACGGTAAAAACGCCAATGGCATCAAAACCAAGATTTGGCACGCATTACGCGAACAAGTCGGCGACATTAAACCCACCATGTTAACCGTTGATACAGCCGCCGACACATTTGGCGGTAACGAAATCGACAGGCAGCAAGTGCGCCGCTATATCCAGGGCTGTTTAACTTCCCTGTCATTAGAGTTCGATCTGGCCCTGGCTCTATTGGCCCACCCCTCGGCATCTGGCTTGGCGAATGGTTCGGGCACTGGTGGTTCTACCGCCTGGCATAACTCGGTACGGTGTCGTTGGTTTATTTATCACAATATCGAAAAGGGCTGCATGACCCTGGTATTGATGAAAAACAACTATGGCACGAAAGGTTTAGAGATTGATTTTAAACATAACGGCCAAGGTTTTTATCCGTGCAACGCGGCCGAGATAAGTAACTTTGTTGACAGCCTATCTTTTGAGCATGACAAGAAATGGATTATTGAACAAATTGATTTTTGCAAAGATCGCAACATTAATTTGTCGATGAATCGCCGAGGAAATTACTTCGCCAAATCATTGTTAGCGTATGCCAAATTGGATAAATACAATATTGACTTAAAAACCATAGAAAGCATTGTGTATGGCATGGATAAAAACGGAGAGATTGAGCATTTAGAGCGAGGTAACCGACACTCTAAGGGTGCCACATTTATCTATAAGGGCTATAAAAATGACTGATTTAACTGTACAAAAAGTGACCAACGATGCTCTGAAACGTGCGGCAACAACGCGGCAACAATCGCTTTTTTTGCGGCACGCTTTGCGGCAACGTTGCGGCAACGTGCGGCAACAATTTCAAAACTCCCATATAGCTAACGATAAACGCGGCAACATTGCGGCATGAAACTGCGGCGCGACTATATATATAAATATATATACCGGGCTATTGCCCCGGATATATTTACACATATATAAAAAAAGCGGCGATCAACAATAATTTTAAAAGGTGTAAAAAGTGGTCAACAGTCAAAGAAAAGGCGCAAGCGCAGAAAGGGAAGTGGCGGGATTAATTTCCCTTAACCTGGGGATTAAATTAAAGCGTAATTTGGAGCAAACCAGAGGCGGTGGCCATGATCTTATATTAGATGGTGATGAACAGCATTGGCCTATTGCATTGGAGATCAAAAATTACAGCGAGGCCCGGCCCGGCCAAATTAGTGGATGGTGGCAGCAAGCGGTCGCACAAGCCGCAATTGCCAAACAGATACCCGTACTTTGGTACAAAGATCGCCGACGCTGGCGGGTTGTTTTACCAGGGCATCTATTTATGGACGGCATCCAATGGGGAACCATTGAAGCCTACACCGTGACCGTATCGCCGGAAATGTTCTATTCGGTTTACCGGGAAAACATTATAGAGGGACCAACCTTTTGCTAACGCCGAAAAAATACGACTTAAACGGGGAGCAATTAACAGTCAAACAAATTGCCGAGCGTAGCGGTCACCCCACTTATTTGGTGTTGCAGAGGTTGCACCGAGGTTGGAGCGTTTCGGAAGTAATAGAAAAAAAGAAAATAAACAGAAGCGAATCAGGGCGAATGGGTAAAAAACGTTCTCCCTGGACTAATATAGAAAGGGTTAAATGATGGATATAAACATTAGCAGTAATATAGAAAAAGTGATGCGGAACATGGACAAAGCAGGGCGAAAGCAGATACCCATGGCTTTGGCCTCCACGCTCACAACTTTGGCCTTTAAAGCAATGGAAGAGGAAAAGAAGCAAGCTCGACGCAAATTAGATCGACCAACGCCTTTTACCATAAGCGGTTTTAAGTATAAGAAAGCAACAAAGAAGACACTAACCGCCCTGGTTTACATTAATAAGGGTGATACACAGCGCAAGTATATGCAGTTTGCTATCAATGGTGGGGTATCTAAGGCCACTAGCGGCGCGATGATACACCCGGCTTCAAGCACTAAGCTAAACAAGTACGGCAACATGCCTCGCAATTATGCAAAGAAAGTCTTGGCCAAAAAGGACAAGTTTTTCAGCGGTGTGCCCAAGGGAATGGAGGGCCAAGAAAACGCGGGAATCTGGCAGCGTTACGGCGGCAAGAAACATCCTCGCATTCGCATGGTTGCCCAATGGAGAAAGAGCCGCACTTACCAGGCTAAATTCCCATTTTATGAGATCGCGGGAAAGATTGTGGCTGGCAGAGCTAACGACACATTTAACAAGGCTTTTGCTAGAGCCATGAAGACGGCCAGATAATGAGCGCCTATATAAAGGAAGGGAAGCCAGCCATTTTGGTGGATATGGCCTATTTTCAGATAATACTAAACAACTCAGAGCTATACGAATACTTGATAACCCATGGCGTGGAAGAGTGGGCAGGGTATAAGGATGCAGAGCAGGAATATAACGACGATATGGATACATAATGAGCAAACGTAAATCCAACAACAATCAACGCCGTATGGAGCGTGTGGGCCGGTCAGTGCTAAAGAATTGCGCCATTACCTTTGTGGCGGGATGCAATGGCCTATCTCAAATGGCAGACCTAAGAACAGGCCTAGCATTTAATCCGGGGCCGGCATTAGCTAAAACAATAGAGTCAGGGCGTTATACCTGGTCTATATATTGTGCGGTTTTTTGCAGGGACCAGACCGGGCTTGAGTATATGCAAGGATTGGAGGTGGTAACCAAGGAACCATGCTATCAATCGGACCTGGTAGGCGTGTTACATGAGCATCACTTAAGATTATTAGATGGATGCAATGAGGCGCACTTAGTGAACGTGGGGTGGTTAGCCTCAGCCGTTGGGCATGAGTGGACAGAGAAAGAAGCGGGCACAATCTTTACTAAGTTAAACGCCTGGGACTTTGTGGCCAAATGGGAGAATGCAGCATGAATAGAGTTGATGTATTAAATCAGGCAGAGCAGCTAATTAACGGGCAGCGCGCCAAGGACTATGGCGACGCTAGGGAAAACTTTGGGCGGGTTGCTCAAGTGTGGAGCGCATTGCTTGACCAGGACATAAAGCCGGAACAGGTCGCGCTTTTAATGACTGCTTTGAAGATGTGCCGCCTAGCTAAGACGCTGGACCATGGCGACAGTTGGTTGGATGCCGCTGGTTACATTGCATTAGGTGGCGAGATAGCTACAGCGGAGTAGATGATAATGGCAACAACTAACGACATAACAGGCGACACCCTGGTAAGTAAGCCAGCGACCGATAATTATAGGGATAACTACGAGCGTTTATTTGATAAAAGTGATACTAAAAAGAAGGTGGGCAGAAAAAAACAAAAGGTACTCCCTGAGCCTCAGCTATAGGGGTGTTTCAGAGGCGCGACATTTATTTAGTTACAAAAGATACTAAAGGGCAAGAACATGATGCAATTTAACAGGACCCAAATCGGAGAGGCATTTAGCGTTAATTTGACCACAGTGGATAAATGGCGGCGAAGTGGGTGCCCGGCCACAAAAGATGGCCAAAACGTAATGTATACCGTGCGCGAGGTTAGCGATTGGTTGAGGTCTAGGGATATGGCAAGCAGCGGCACCTTGGACCTGGGCCAAGAGCGCGCGAAGTTAACCAAGTTACAAGCACAAAAAGCCACCCTAGAACTGGAAGTGGCAAAAGGTAATTTAATCCCTATGGAATTGGTGGTTGAAACCTGGCAGGGACACATCGGAAATTGTCGGGCAAAGCTACTGGCCATGCCAGCCAAGGCCGCAGCGCAGACAATCGGGATGGATGAATACCTAGAGAGTGAGCAATTTTTAACAGAACTAATTAATGAAGCACTGGACGAATTAAATAATGACGGATTACCTGAGAAACACCTTAACCGCCTTGAGACTATCGCAGAAGATTTGGAAGTCGCCGCCGAAGCTAACAGTTAGCGAATGGGCAGACCATAACCGTAGGCTATCCGCAGAATCTAGCGCGGAGCCAGGGCGGTGGCGTACCAGCCGGGCAGAATATCAGCGTGAAATTATGGACACCGTGGCAGATGCCACTATTGAAACGATTGTAATTATGTCGTCGGCACAGGTGGGTAAAACTGAGATCATCGGAAATATTGTTGGCTACTTTATAGATAAAGACCCAGCCCCCATTATGGTGATAATGCCCACCGTCGATATGGCCAAGACCTGGAGCCATGACCGCTTGGCGCCAATGGTGAGAGATACGCCGGCGCTAAAGTCTTTGATAGCAGATAACAAAAGCCGCGCGTCGAGCAATACGCTATTCCACAAATCTTTCCCTGGTGGCCATATCACCATGGCTGGGGCCAATTCACCCACCGGCCTAGCGTCGCGTCCAATACGAATTGTATGTTGCGACGAAGTTAGCCGATACCCGCAAAGTGCAGGGGCCGAGGGCGACCCGGTAAACTTGATTAGAAAACGAACCACGACTTTTCATAACCGTAAAATAATATTAACAAGCACCCCGACACTAAAAGGCGCTTGCAGAATTGAACAAGAATTTAGCATATCGGACCGGCGACACTACCACGTACCGTGCCCGCATTGTGAACATGAGCAAAGGTTAAAATGGGCCAACGTCCAATGGCCAGAAGGAAAGCCAAGCGAGGCCGTAATGGTGTGTAACGAGTGCGGCGGTGTGATTGAGGATAAGCACAAACCCAAAATGGTTAGAAACGGCAAGTGGATTGCAGAACTACCAGGAGGGAAAATTGCCGGGTTTCATTTGAACGAGCTTTATTCACCTTGGCGAACCTTTGCCAATGTAGCTGAGGATTTTGTTGAAGCCAAAAAGAACCCTGAGACATTAAAGACGTGGGTTAACACCTCCCTCGGCGAAACCTGGGAAGAAGCTGGCGAAAGTTTGAACGAGCATTTATTAGCAGAGCGCAAAGAAAATTACGCAATCGACGCGATACCGCTGGAAGTGCTTTTAATAACAGCCGGCGCAGACATTCAAAAGGACCGCATCGAGGCTTCAATTATCGGGTGGGGTTTAGATCAAGAATGTTGGGTATTGGATCATGTGGTGTTATGGGGCGACCCAACACAGCAACAAGTGTGGCGCGAATTAGACGAGCTTTTAACGAAAACTTATGACGGCCACCGGATTGCAGGAAGTGCAATCGACAGCGGATATTTAACAGAATACGTGTATCAATTCACAAAGCCCAGGGCAAGCCGCCGAGTATTTGCAATCAAAGGCCAGGCGGGAATGGGAAAGCCTCTAACGACCAGGCCAAAGCCCGTGGGGCGCACTAGGACGCCAATGTACACGGTTGGAGTGGATACGGCCAAACGCACGATATACAGCCGTTTACGCCTTACCAGTGGGGAAGGGTATATACACTTTGGGGTTGACCTTGATGACGAATATTTCTTGCAGCTAACAGCCGAAAAAATGGTGACTAAATACCGGCGCGGGTTTCCCGTCATGGAGTTTGTCAAAACAAGAGATAGAAACGAGGCGCTTGATTGCCTGGCGTATGCTTATGCAGCTTTAGATAATTTAAATGTGAAGCTAGCCGCCCTAGCTGCAAAGCGCAAGGCTAAACAAAACCCGGTATCAGTAGAGCCAGAAGAGGAAAACCCATTGGAGCCACCACCAATAGTGAAAAAAGCAAGAAAAACGAGGTCTAGAAAAGGGGGTTTTGCTACCAGGTATTAACTGGCAGCGTTTAACGTATCGGATACAAAGGCGGCCAATGATTTATTATTGGCGGCTTTTTCCCAGGCGGCTTTTTCTTGTGGCGTGCAACGAATTTGCAAGCGAACAGATTTGGTAATGTCTTTCGTGGCGTTTTTCTGGCCGGCCATTCCATGTGGTTTTTTCATTTTATTCCCCTGGGGCCGTAGCCCCTATTATTGTTATTTATTTAAAACGATTGCTTTGGCTCTCTTATAGTCTTCCATTAGTTCTTCGGCCTGAAAGTTATTCCAGACTGCGGAAAGGTGCATCCAACCCTCAGTCTCACAACCACTTGCAATGTCTACGTAGTCGTGTTTTGCCATTTCTTTAGAAACAGCAAACATATTTTCAAAGTCACCTGCTTTATTCATGTTTGCTTGAATAATAAAATTATCGTTGTTGCAAGTTATAACTCTCATAATATTCCCTGGTTGTTTTTGTGTTTCGATTCAATAACTATATTGTACTGACAAAAAGAATATAGTGCAACACCTTTTAAAAAAAACATCCTCTTTTTTTCGTGTTGACTTTAAACGCCTTATATACTATGTGTAGCGCCTTAGTATAAGGCGTTGATTTTAATGGCAAATTTATTTAACCCGGCAAACTATCCAAAGCGCGAACCAATAGCCCTGGCAGTTGGCGACCGTTGGGCGTGGTGCCGTGACGATTTAACCGACTACCCATCCGGCCTTTATTCACTTCAATACAGTTTCAGGCTCGAAGCTGCTTCATCATCTGAAATTAAAATCATCGCTACAGCTAACGCGGATAATTTCAAGATCGAAGTACCGGCAGCCATAACATCAGCCTATGTGGCCGGCCCCTATCAGTGGAGCGCCTATATTAGCCGCATTGCTGATGGTGAGCGTATCACCATTGATGGTGGCACGTTTGAAGCATTGCCAAACCGCGCAACATCCAGCGCCGACCCCCGAAGTTTTAACCAAAAACAGCGTGACGCCTTGCGCCATTTGTCACTAGGCAAAGCAGCAAAGGACGTGGCTAGCTATTCCATAAATGGTCGGAGCATGACCCGGCACTCGCCAGAAGAAATATTAACATGGCTAAAGCATTACGAGGCCTTGTGCAAAGTTGAAGAGCGACGCGCGGCCGCTAAAAAGGGTCTAGGGCATTCCGGCATAATAAAAGTGAGATTTTCATAATGGGTTGGTTTTCTAAGTCTCCAGAAGCGCCGATTAAAAAGCGCAAGTTAAAAATGAACAAGCGACGTTATGACGCCGGCATTATTGACCGTTTGAACAGTGATTTCAAAGGCTCTAACCTTTCTGCCAATGGTGAATTACTAACAACCTTGCCATTGATGCGCGCCCGCTCCCGAGACTTGTGCATGAATAACGATTATGCCCGAAAGTTCCTATCTATGACATCTGCCAACGTGGTTGGAACCAATGGCATAAAAATGCAAGCCAGGTCCAGGCGTGACGATGGAACACTTGACCGCCAGGACAATATCGCCATTGAAGCGGCATTTACAGCTTGGTCAAATACAGAAAACTGTACAGTTACTAAGCGGCAGACCTGGGTTGACGTTCAAAACATGGCCATTAAATCCATTGCGCGCGATGGTGAAGTATTAATCATCATGGTTCGCGGATTTGATAATGCTTTTGGTTTTGCCTTGCAAGTTATTGAGGCCGACCAGCTAGATGAAAATCTTAACCAAAGTTTAGAAAATGGCCACCGTATTGTTATGGGCGTCGAGCTAAACGAATGGGGCGCGGCCGTCGCATATCATTTATCGGCCAATCATCCTGGCGACAATATAACGATCTTTAACAACCGCCATTACAAGCGCGTACCGGCGGCCGATGTGTTGCATCTATACATGACAGAGCGACCCGGCCAGGCCCGTGGCGTGCCCTGGATGCACACCGCTATAAATAGACTTAACCAGGTTGGCGCATACGAAGAAGCCGAATTAATCGCGGCGCGTATTTCATCTAGCAAAATGGGGTTTTATACCAGCCCGGACGGTGACCAATATGTTGGTGACGAGGACGACGACGGTAACCTTTTGATGGATATGGAGCCAGGAGCAATGGAGCAATTGCCCCAGGGCATGGACTTCAAAGCCTTTGACCCACAACACCCAACGAGCGCCTATCAGGCGTTTATTAAGACGGCTTTACGTGGTGCAGCAAGTGGCCTAAACGTCGCTTACAACACCCTAGCAAACGATCTAGAAGGGGTTAACTTCTCTTCTATTCGGTCCGGTGTTTTAGAAGAGCGCGAACAATGGCGCGCGATTCAAAATTGGCTATCAAATCAGCTTTGCCGCCCGGTGTATCGCGCCTGGCTAGTTCAAGCATTAACAACCCAAGCCCTAGCACTGCCACAGCGGAAATACGAAAAATTCACAAAAGTTGAGTTCCAGCCGCGCGGGTGGGCTTGGGTTGACCCTCTAAAAGATCAGCAGGCCAGCAAGTTAGGGATAGAAATGGGCATTATGTCCCGGACCGAAGTGGCAGCCTCAGCAGGGCGTGATTTTGAAGACACCCTCGCGCAATTGCAAGCTGAAAACGAATTATTAAAACAATACGGTATAGCCGTTGAACAAGTAGAAACCCCAGAGGTTAATAATGATAAACAAGACGATTAACACCGGCGTTATGCACAGGTCTTTTGACCTTAGCCGTGACGCAATAGACGAAGAGGCCCGTACAGTTGAACTGGCCTTTTCTAGCGAGTCACCCGTTCAGCGGTGGTTCGGCGATGAAATCTTGGACCATGACCCTAAATCTATTCGCCTTGGCCGGTTGAATGATGGTGGCCCTGTCCTTGTGGACCACGACGGCACCGATCATGTCGGCGTCGTTGAGTCTGTAGTAATTTCAGGCGACCGGGTGGGCCGGGCAAAGGTGCGCTTTGGGAAAAGCGCCCGCGCTGATGAAATTTGGCAGGATGTAAAAGACGGTATAAGAAAATCCGTTTCTGTTGGCTACCGAATCCACAAAATGACTTTGGAATCTGAAACCGACGGCATGGAATCATACCGCGCGACAGACTGGGAACCGTACGAAATAAGCATGGTAAGTGTGCCAGCCGACGCCCAAGTGGGAATCGGTCGCTCTGAAATGCTATCCAAACCTAACGCTTTGGGCGGCGAACACGTCACAGAAGTCACAAACATTGAAATTAAACAATTAAAGGAATCCATAATGGAAACTAAAGCACTAGAAGCCGCACCAGTTGTGGACAATGCAGCAGCAATCGAAGACGTAAGAAAAGCCGAATTAGGCCGCATTACTGAAATTGAAGCAATGGGAAGTCAGCACGGCTTTGCAACAGACGCCCGCGCGGCAATTAATAGCGGTCAATCTGCTAATAAATTCCGTAGTCACGTATTAAATAACATCTCAAAGCCAGCCCCGGTAATTGATACGGATATTGGTTTGACCGCCAAAGAAGTTCGCAGCTTTTCCTTTATGCGAGCCATTCACGCACTAGCAAACCCAAGCGACCGCCGCGCACAAGAGGCCGCCGCATTTGAGTTTGAAGCATCGCGCGCCGCATCTGAGAAAATGGGCCGCCAAGCTACTGGCTTGTTTGTACCGTCCGACGTTTTAAAGCGTGATTACACAGTTGGCACAGCCACAGCGGGCGGTAACACTGTATCTACTGACCTACTAACCAATAGCTTTATTGATAAGTTAGAAAACAGTATGCAAGTGGCTAACTTGGGCGCAACTATCCTGCGCGATTTGCAAGGCAATATTGCAATTCCCCGCCAAACAGGTGGTGCAACGGCGTATTGGGTTGCTGAGTCTGGTGCTGTAACTGAAAGCCAAGCGGCGTTTGATCAGGTCCAACTTTCCCCGAAAACTGTTGGCGCATATTCAGATTTATCTCGGAAATTATTGCTCCAAAGTTCAATGGATATTGAATCGTTTATCCGCAATGAGCTTTCCATGCGTCTTGCCCTAGCAATCGACGACAAAGCAATTAACGGCGACGGAAGCAACAATACACCAACGGGCATTTTGTCTACTACCGGCATTGGTTCGGTTGCTTTTGAAACTGAGCGCAACCCAACATTTGGCGAGATGGTTGACATTGAAACCCAGGTTTCTCAGGACAACGCGCTAATAGGTTCACTTGCCTATATGACCACCGCCGCAATGGCTGGCAGTCTAAAGCAAAAAGCCAAGGATACTGGTTCGGGCCAATTCATTCTGGCCGGTGGCCAGGCTAACGGCTACAACGTCGCAGTGACCAATCAATGTGCGGCTCACACTGCCATTTTTGGCAATTGGGCTGACTTGGTTATAGCAATGTGGGGCGGTCTAGATATTAATGTCGATACGTCTACCGGTTCAACCTCTGGCACTGTCCGGGTCGTTGCGCTGCAAGATGTAGATGTGGCAGTACGTCACGCTCAGAGCTTCGCTAAAGGCGTTTAAGCACTAAGGGCGGGGTAAAACCCGCCCATTAACTAGAGGTTTTTATGCAAGTAAAAATTTTAAGTTCAACCGCTGCAAGCGGTACAGATTTGTTGGCTGGTTCAGTCGCTACAGTAAGCGATAAGGACGGGCAGACACTAATTGCAATGGGTAAAGCCGAGGCCTACACAGCGCCAGCTAAACCCGTTAAAGCAGCAAAGAAAAAGGGCTAAATAATGGCTTTTCTAGAAGATTTCACCGAGTTTTTAAGCACTGACGATTTTGCAGTAGATGCAGAAATCGCGGGCGATACAGTAACGGGAATCTTTGAGGAATCATTTATAGAAAGCCTGGGCGTAGAGACTTTGACGCCTATTTTTAATTGTGTTTTGGCAGACGTATCAAGCGTTAATTATGGTGACGCGGTGACCGTAAATAATACGACGTACCACGTCACCGGGATTCAAAAAGACGGTACCGGCATGGTCGCTTTAATTCTTGGCGGGCCAGGTTAATGGCGCATCCTAGACAACAAATACGCGAGCAAATGCTGGCCACCTTAACCGGACTGACTACCACAGGCGCGAATGTTTACGACACGAAGTTAAACGCCTATGGCGACTTTCCGTGTATTACCATATTTGCTGACACTGACACAGTGGACGAGGATAAAAGCAGTAACCCTAGGGCATGGCATGACTTAGCCATTCGCCTAGAAGTTCGGGCGCGGGTCGCCTCAACGGTAGCCAATGAAATCGATACAATTTGTGCGGAAATAGAAGCTGCTATCTATGCCGACAGGACATTAAACGCAAAGTTAGTTGATGTATTTATTAGTCAAACTCAGATTGAATACTCAGTCGAGGCCGAGCTTCCAATAGGCCTGGCAACGCTTAGTTTATCAGCCGCTTATAGAGTTATTCCAACGGACCCGACGACGATTTCAAACTAGAGGAAAATCTATGTTGATGTTTAAAAAAGATTGTATGCCGGTGGATGTTTTACCGGACAGTGTTTCCACAATGGAAAAGCGGGGGTGGGCAGTAACCCCGACTAAACAACCAGCCAAAAAAACGAAAGCCAAAACAACCAAAGAGGAAGTAAACAATGGCAATTCATAAAGGTAGCGAAGGCGTGGTAAAAGTCGGAACAAGTACCATCGCCGAAGTAATGGAATGGGCGCTAAACGAGCAAAGCGACCCTATAGAAACGACAAACCTAGCGGCAACGTCTCGCACTTATATAGCGGGCAAACCTAGTGCCAGCGGGTCTATTACTTGTCATTTTGACGAAGCAGACACCGACGGCCAGGGCGCAATGACGCCAGGGGCATCGCTTACTTTAAATCTTTTCCCAGCAGGGTCAGGCGCAAACGATCCAACCGCCACCTTTTCGGCGCTAATTTCTAGCATTGATCGCGCAAGCGGTGGCGGCGACGGCATTGTGGCGTCTACATTTAATTTCACAGTTTCAGGTGCGGTGGCTTGGTCATAATTGCTATTCAAACCTAACAGTTAGGCGGTTTTATAGCAATTTTGCTAAACGGCGTTCCCCCGATGCGCCTATAAACCGCCTACTTTTAACAATCGGGTAAATATAATCGGGGTTTTATATGAGTGAATTACTAGAATTAATCGAGGCAGAATTTAAAGAAAAGCTAGCGGTTATCAAAAGTATTGAGGTGCCAGAGTGGAAAATTACCATCTATTTTAGGCAGTCAATGACATTTAAACAGCAAGCCGAGATTTTAGCCCTCACAAACAAAGATTTGCACGTCGACGCAATCGTAATGACGTTGATTCTGCGCGCTTTAGATGTAGACGAAAAACCATTATTTAAGCCGATTGATAAAGTTAGGCTTAAACGAGGAAACCCCGACATTATTAGTCGTATTGTTACGGAGATGGGGGGCGACGATTTAGACGTTGACGACGCGGAAAAAAACTAATAAAGGCCCATGATTTGCGATTCTGCATGTCGCTGGCCGAGCATTTACACAAGAGCTTGGCCGAAATCATGGACCTTACATTAGTAGAGCTAACACTATGGGCAGCGTATTTCAGGATTAAAAATGGCGACAAATAACCTACAAATTAAAATTTCCGCAAAGAACAAAACCGCCAGGGCGTTTCGAGCTGTAAAAGCTGGCCTGGGTGGGATTGCTTCGGCGGCTTTTTCAATGCGTACCGCCATTGGCTTGGCGGCTGGCGTCGCTGGCCTTGGCTACCTTGCCAAAAAGTCGCTTGATGCTACCGATGAAATGGCCAAAATGTCCAGGGCTATTGGCGTGAGTGTGGAAAATCTCCAAAGATACCACCATGCAGCGAGCTTGGGCGGCTTGACCACCAAACAGCTAAATAAAGCTGTGCAGAAATTAGCAATTAATATCCAAGAAGTATCAACCGGGGTCGGTGAGGCGAAAGCCGCGTTTGACCAATACGGAATTGCCACCAAAAATACCGACGGCTCACTAAGGACTGTCGAGGCCGTAATGGGCGACGTGGCAGACTCTATGGCGGGAATTACCAACAAGACTGAATTAGCCGCCTTTGCCTATGATATTTTTGGGGCGCGCGGGGCTGCAATGGTGAACGTCTTGAAGGACGGCAAGCAGGCCTTGATAGCCTCCATGCGTGAGGCTGACAAATTCGGCCTGGTAATGAGCACAAAAATGGTTCAGGGCGTCGAAGATGCAAACGATGCTATAACCCGCTTTACTTCATATTTAGGCGTTGTATTTAACAGAGTAGTGGCAAACCTAGCCCCCACAATTCAAACCGCAACCGATGCTTTGCGCGAATTTGTGGAGATGAAAATTAACAAAGCGGGCGGCATTGCGGAGTTTGCCAAAAACATTGCTATCAGTGTATTAGAGGCCACAAAGTCGATTATTTCCGGCTTTAACATGGTGATTAATTCCGTTATTTCGCTGGCCAATAAATTAAACTTTGTTTCGGACATTTGGGCCAAGCTATTTGGCGACCAGCGGATGACTAAAGATGTAAAAAAAGAAATAGATCGAATAAGCGATTCTATTGTGGCTACCGTCATAAGTTCTGAAAAATGGTATGGCGTCACCAAGCAAGGTGCCAAAGAGGCTATTTTAGGCTACCGCGCACAGCAAGAACAGCTAGAAAACTTAATCGCCACAGGGCAAACGTATACGCCGGCTAAAAATGTCAGCTTAATCGATCTTACTGCAACCGAAGACGCTATAGACGGTCTTTTATTGCAGTTAAATCGTGTGGATATGGGCGATACAACCATCAAAGCGGCGACGGTCGATAATTCAAGCAATAATGCGCGAATTGAATTAGAAAAAAAGACTAGCGCAATTCTTAGAGCTGCAAGGCTAGATCATTTTGCTTCTATTCAAATGTCGCAAACTAGGTTCCAGGCGCACCAAGTCGAAAATGAAAAAAAAGCGAATGAAAAAATACTAAGAATGGCTCACGGCTTACATGGAACCTTGCGGAATGTGCAAGAAAAAACAGCCATGGAAGAAGCCGCCGCGAACGATTATAAGATTCGCCAGGCTTATACCTTGTACGGCGTTTACCGAACAGTAGGCGAGAAAACCCAAACGATTTGGGAAGAAACGGCCGACAATATCAAAAGCGCATACGATGCGATAAGCGATTCAATTACCAACACATTAACAGATTTACTGGTTGATGGTGGAAATTGGGGCGACGCAATGAAAAGCATAATTAATGACGTTTACAAAGAATTTATAAGAAAGCAAATTTCACAGCCGCTCGTAAATGCCGGAAGTAACGCAATGGGCAGCTTTTTTAATAATATATTTTCCCCTGTGCCCGCCGGTGTAACTGGCCCGCGCGCCATGGGTGGACCCGTGGGGGCAAATAAGAGCTTTTTGGTCGGTGAATCAGGACCTGAAATTTTTACCCCGTCATCTAATGGCCAGATTACGGCTAATGGTGCAGAAAGCCAGCCTGTAAATATTACCTATAATATTAAAAGCTGGGATAGCCGCGACACTATGACCACATTGCAACAAAACGCGCCGCAAATTGTCGGCATTATTCAAGAAGCGTTCCAGAAACGTGGACAGCGAGGGTTTGCATAATGTCGGGTGTATTTCCAACCACAGTGGCCCTGTCTAGCATGACCATCACAAGCGTGGAGCCTACTTTAGTCTCTGCCACTCATAGTCTAAAGCGACAGGTTAGAAGCCGTGGCGGGCAGCGTTGGGGCTTGCGTGGAAGCTATGCACCGTTAACCCGCGCCCAGGCCGCCGAATTGTTTGCTTTTTCTGTAAAGCAGGGCGGCCAGTTTGAGAAATTTACAATTGTACCGCCTACAGTCTCCACCCCAATGGGCGTGGCCACAGGGTCGCCGCTGGTCAATGGCGCACACGCGGCCGGCGAAACCACAATAGGTACTAATGGCTGGACAAACTCAACCACGGACATTATGAAAGCGGGCGATTATCTGAAATTCGGGCACGATAAGGTTTACATGATCGTAGCTGATTCAACAAGTGGCAGCACCGGAGCTGCGACGCTAACTATTCACCCCGCACTAATAACCGCCCTGTCAAACGATGAACCAATCACAGTCTCAAACGTTCCCTTTACTGTGGCTTTTGCAAGCGACCAGCAAGACATTAGCGAGGCCGCAAGCGGCACGTTTGGTTTTAGTATTAGCTTGGTCGAGGTGGCGTAATGCGCACCACTAGCGCGGCCGTATCGGCGCAAATAGCAGCAAGCAAAAACACCCCCGTACACCTGGTGGAAATTACTTTAGGCGGCACAGTTTATAGAATGACTGACGCCTACATTCCCCTAACCTGGAACGGTAATGATTACAGCCAGGCGGGGCACTTCTTGGGGTTTTCGGACATTGAGGAAAGCACCACGTTACAAGTTAGTAAACTCACAGTGTCATTAAGCGCGATTGATCGTGTATACGTTTCTTTATTGCTCGCTCAAGATTATTTAGACCGCCCATTAAGTATTTATAAAGGGTTTTTAGACGCTGCCAGCGCGCTAGTGGCTGACCCTTTGCTAGTTTTTGACGGCCGCATTGATTCGCCGATGATTCAAGAAAACCCCGAAAACGGAACGGCGACCATTGCTATTACGGCGTCAAATTCTTGGGTGGATTTTGAAAGACGTATAGGCCGTTTTACGAATCACGAAGGGCAACAAAACCACTTCCCTGGCGACTTGGGGCTAAATTTTTCTAGTGAGATTGTGAAAGACCTGGTGTGGGGAAAAGCTGAGTGATAAACGAACAGGCGCTGTATAAATTCGTTGAAGATCGCCGGCAAGCGGGTTTTGTTTGGGGCGTGAATGACTGCAATATTTTGTGCCTTAGTTGGCTAGACATTTTAACCGGAGCTAATACGGTGGATTTGCTCAAAGGTAAATATAAAACCGCACTAGGCGCGGCAAAGTACCAGGTTAAATATGGACAACGATTAATTGAGGGTATCAAAGCCCATGGCGGCGTCGAGATAGAGCCAGGGTTTCAACAGGAAGGTGATTTTATTATTAGTCATGGCAAAAAATGGGATTGTGGCCATATCTGCCTGGGTAAATATTTGCTAAGTGCTGGACCTGAAAGCGGTTGCACTATTTATAAATTAGATACTTTTATCGGTTACACAGTTTTAAGGGTTGAAACATGCCACAAGTAGTTGGATACATAGCAGCCAGCGCGGCGACAAGTTGGGCAACAGCAGCGGGCTATAGCGCCGTACAAGTCTCTATAGTTGGCGCGCTGGCGTCTTATGCTGCTAGCTCAATAGCTAGCGGCTTAATGGGCACTCAGGGCGACAATTTAGCATCAACCGGCGCACTAACAAACAAAGCCAGTAATAACGCCGCCGTGCCAGTTGTTTACGGCTCCAGAAAAATCGGGGCCACTAGGGTATACCTAGAGGTTAGCGGAACAGACAACGCCTATTTGCACCAGGTATTGGTGATTGCTGAAGGCGAAATTAACGCCATAAACACAGTCTATTTAAACGATGTTGACAGCACAGATTCTAGATTTAATGACCTAGTTACTATCGTTAAAAAGACCGGAACAGACGGCCAGGCAGCCGTGACAAGTTCGGAGATGCCAGGACTTCCCGACTCGTGGACTAGCGCGCATAAATTATCGGGCTTAGTATACGTGTATATCAAAATGAAATGGGACCAGGACGCATTCCCGCGCGGCGTTCCCACAATTACTTTTGATATTGATGGAAAGAAAACGCACGACCCGCGCACAGGCACGGCGACATTTAATAATAATCCGGCGCTAGCTGTTAGAGATTATTTAACTAATACACGCTATGGCCGGTCAATCCCTACGTCACAGATTGACGACGCCGCCATTATTGCGGCCGCCAATTATTCTGATGCCATGGTGACAAAGGGCGGCGTATCAGCGGCCCGGTATACGTGTGATGGGCTAGTAGATACGACAGAAACGAGCCTAGATATACTCAATAAATTACTATCGAGCTGTCGCGGGTTTCTGGTGTTTACCGCTGGCGTTTATAAGCTGGTATTAGACAAGCCAGAAAGCGCGGTTTTCACTTTTTCAGAAGATAACATCGTCGGTTCTTGGTCCATAGTTCTTGGCAATAAAGCCACGACATATAACAGAATAACGGCAAAGTTTTTTAACCCTGAACGTAATTGGCAGCTAGACCAAGCCGTCATTGATTCATCGACGTTAAGAACAGATAAAGACAGCGGATTAGTGCTAGAACGTCAAACCGTTTTACCATTTACCAGCAATATTTATACCGCTAAACAGATAGCAACCATTAATCTAAACCAAAGCCGACAAGCGGTGTCGTGTTCATTCACGGCCACAATTGAGGCGTTACGGGTTGAAGTTGGCGATGTCGTTTATATTAAGCACGATACCCCAGGCTGGACCGATTTAAACACAGGCCAGGGTAAATTATTTCGCGTTATGTCAATGTCGTTGCAGTCAGATGACGAAGTGGCCATTACATGCCGTGAATATGATTCAACGGTTTACGATTTCGGCACCGTTAACACAGTGGACGCAACGCCTAATACGTCACTTCCAGACCCGACGACGGTTGCACCAATAACGAATCTATCGGTAACACCGGGGCAAATTAACGCGCAAGACGGCACGGTTATTTTAGTTTTAGATATTGCTTGGACGGCGGCCGCTGACATTTTTGTCAATCGCTACGACATAACAATAACTATTAGCAATGGCGACATTGTAAGATTATCAACACAGGCCACAAGTTATAAATACCAGGTATTAGACCAGGCGGCCACTTACACGGCATCAATTAAATCCGTTAACAGTATGGGAGTGAGTAGCCCGGCTGTAACCAGTGCAGAATATACCCCCATTGGTGATGTTACAGCGCCGGATGTGCCTGCAAATATTACGGTAAACGGCACCTTTAAAAAGATTATTTTATCCTGGGATAATCCGGCGCAAAATGATTTTTCATACGTTGAAATTAAACGAAGTGTAGACGCCCAAGAGCTTAACGCTGTATTTATCGGCACAACAAGCGCAACCACATGGATTGATGATTCTTATAACGGCACAATAACCCGCTATTACTGGATTAGATCACTCGATACATCGGGCAATGCTAGTGCCTGGGCTGCAATGGGTTCAGCTACAACTATTAAGTTAGACGCTAATGATTTTGATGATGGTGTCATCACACCAGATTTTATAGATTCTACCTTTACGAGCTTAATTGCTGGTAAAGCCACCGTAATTGATGTGGAAGCCGCACAAGCTGACATTGTTAACATACTCAACGAGCAACAAAGCGTTGGTAATACGATTGATACGGTAGCAGAGCGGATGTTAACGCTTGCCACTACTCAATCGGATACCCTTGGCCTAGTATCAGATGCAGGTATCACGGTTGACCCAGCAACGGGCGCGGTGACTATTCAAGCGGTCGAGACTTTACGTTCTCAGACTGAAACGACTATTAATAATGTTCAGATCGACTTAGACGCAGCCGAAGCTAGCCTCAATCTAAAAGCCTCAACCACATACGTCAATAACACCATAGCAGCGGCGGTGCTTGATGCTAGCGATTTAGCCGCGCTTAATGATTTGGAAGCCAAAGTTGCCCAAGCTGAAATAGACATAGACGGTGCAGAAGCCGCCCTATTGTTAAAAGCAGACGAAACGACCGTGTCTGGTATGAATGTACGCCTAGACCAAGCGGAAATCGACATAGACGGTGCTGAGGCAGCAATTCTACTTAAAGCCTCCAGCACTGAGCTAGATACGGTATCTAGCCGAGTTACCACCGCTGAAACAACCATAAACGCCTTAGATTTAGCATCGATTGCGAACACAGTTACCGACACAAGGGGGCTTTTCAACAAATCTGACGTTGACGATGTGCAAAACCTAGCGCAATTGCTAGACGTTTACAAAAGCCGCGAAGCCGTTAATGTTGAAATTGCATACGCTAGAAACGAAATATCAGCAGATGTAAGAGATGCAAACGTATCGATTGCCACTAGCAAGCTAGAATTGGCAGCTCTTATAAATAATAACGCGGCTTTAGTAACATCTGAGCAGACCGCGAGAGCTGATGCGGATAGCGCACTGGCTAGCAGCATTACAACTTTAACCGCCACCGTGGGGGATAACGCGGGCGCTATCGCTACTGAGCAGACAGTTAGAGCTAACGCTGATTCTGCAATGGCGACTAGCATTACAAACCTAACTTCAACAGTGGGGGATAATACCTCAGCTATTGTGGCTGAACAAACGGCTAGGACTACAGCGGACACCGCGCTAGCGAGTGATATTTCAGGGGTAACGACCACTTTAAACAATCAAACAGCTTCAATCGCAGCGCAAGCAATTTCGATTGATGGTGTTAAGGCCCAGTATACCGTGACCATTGACAATAACGGGCATGTATCTGGCTTCGGGCTTGTATCTTCTATTATTAATGGCGTTGAGACTAGCTCTTTTACTGTAAACGCTGACCAATTCGCAATTGGCTCAGGCGATCAAAAACCCTTTGTTTATTACGCCAACGACACCACGATCATAAAAAATGGTATTGAAATTGTTATACCCGCTGGAGCGTACCTAGACACCCAGTTCATTCAAGCCAAGGAGATTTCAGCCGACAAGATTACAATTGATGGGAATATCAGATTTGATAATGCTAATTCGGGCGTTCAATTTGGTAAAACATCTTTAGCTGACACGACCGCTGGAGCCTTTTTCGGGCGTTCTGGCAATGTTGCGGGCTTCAATATTTCATCTGCAAACAGTGGCATTTATGCCGATAGCGATGGAACGGTGGCACTAAACAATGTGCGCTTGTATGCAGGCGAAGCAGGAACTGCGTCTGAATTTACAAACCCCGGCACGACAATCCGCAATATCAGCAGCTTAACCACAACGCTTTTGCTGGAGATTGTTGGCGGCGGCGGGGCAGCGTGTAACAACGCTTCGGGAGCGGCAACATCTTCACAAAGAGCAGGGACGAGCGGCGCAGATTCTTACATTAGGATGTGGACTGAGGACGACGGCCCTAATGGAAGTGGCGTTATTATAGCAACCTTTAGGGGGAGAGGCGGCGCGGGTCTTTCCGGTGGTTCAGTTGGGTCAAACACAGCCTATCCGGGCCACGGAACTAACGGACAGGCTTCGTCCAAAGCGCCCGGAGGCACAAGGGGCTTATACAACGGTTCTACTTTTATATTACCGGGCAACGGGTCTTTAGGTTCGGGCGGCGGCGGCGGTGCAAACGGCTCCAATAGTTCTGGAACACCTAACGCGCCAGTTATCGGGATAGCTCAGGCGGGGTCTACTTTTTCACAATTAATAAATAAGCCGTCTAACTGCCAAAGCATTGAAATATACGTGGGCGCTGGGGGAGTGGGTGGGCAGGCGTTCCCCTCTTCAAATATAGTCGCTGGCGGCAACGGGGGCGATGGATACGCATCATACGCAGACAATGCGGCTGGAGGCATTGAGGTAGATTTGATCGATATTTTAGCACGACTTACAGCATTAGAAGGTTAATAGGAGATTTAAACATGGCATGGTATGACACAGGAACGGTAGCAGTTCATAACGGCTCAACAACCGTAACGGGATCAGGCACTAACTTTAGCTTAGGCGCTCAGATCGGTGAGGGCTTTCTGGCTCCAGATGATAAGCTTTACGAGATTGCCACCATAACGTCTGCCACGGTGATCGTGTTAGCAGATAGCTATTTAGGCAGCACTGAGACGGGTCAAACCTACAAGATCGTTCCGACACAGAGCCTAGTGGCTAATTTAGCGGGACAAGTAACGAGCCTTATAAGCGATTATGCCACGGTTAAAGACGGTGCAGGCGCGGGTAAATTTAATTCAGGCACCGCTAGTAATCCATCCCTCACTTTTGAACAGGATCAAGATACTGGCCTATTCAGAAAAGGCCCGAATGAACTAGGCGTGACTGTTGGCGGGGTTGAGAAAGTCGCTGTTAAATCCACAGGCATAGACGTAACAGGTAATGTAATAGCCACAGGGACTTTGTCTGGATCAAATGGGACTACTGGTGAGATCCAGTTAGGTAAGGGCACAGCCTTAACCACAGGCGCAGGAACGTATGATACTTCTGTCAGGTGGAATGGTTCAAGCGGCAACTTACTATTTAGTCAAGGCGCTGTTGAGAAGATGCGGATTGGCAATAGTGGCATAGACGTAACAGGTGCTGTAACGGCTGATGGTTTGGTTGCTGACGGTTCTGTAGCTAACAATACTTATGACGGTGTTACTCTCTCTAAGTCGGGTAGTGTAGGTATTATAAGCGGAGATAGAACTGGCGGTAACTATGGTTCTTTATCTCTACGCACTACAATGGGGGCAGCGCCTCTTGAGCGTATGGAAATATTACACAACGGAGACATATCATTCTACGAAGACACAGGCACTACGGCAAAGTTCTTCTGGGATGCTTCTGCTGAATCCTTGGGTATTGGTACTACTGCGGTTATTGGAGGTTTAGAAAATACCAATACAGGCATGTATGTGAGCGGTACAGGTGGAACTGCACTATCTATTGCCAGCGCCCAAAGTAACTTAACTTTTGCAAAAGTGGGCGCTGTGGGGTCTGGGCAGTTCGCAAATTTTGCTTATAATGGCGGGACTATAGGGCATATAGGACACACTGCTACAGCTACATCTTACAACACCAGCTCAGACCACCGTCTAAAAACTGACGTTCAGCCAATGACAGGTGCTACAGCTACATTCATGCAGCTAAACCCAGTTAGCTTTGAGTGGAGGTCAGACGGCACTCGCGTAGACGGATTTCTTGCGCATGAGTTACAGGCAGTTATACCAGCAAGTGCTACTGGCACCCACAATGGAATGATGGATGAAGAGTATCAGGCCACTCCAGCAACGGGCGATATTTTTACAGCAGGCAGCGAGGCAGGATATAACGAAGTATCTCCAGAAGTAGTCGGTGGCCCAGCTTATTACGATATTGACGGCGTACAAATCAGAGCTGAAATTATTGCAGAGCCAGCCGTACACGAAGCCTTTGATGCTGTAGCAGAAGTTATCCATAGCTCAGACGTTGAACAGCCTGAAACCCTAGAAGATGGTCAAGCATGGCGCGAAACTACTCCAGCAGTCATGGCTACTCGTTCAGTGCCAGATTACCAAGGGATCGATCAATCTAAGGTAGTGCCATTAATTACAGCCACAATTCAAGAGCTTATCGCTCGTATCGAAGTATTAGAAGGAGAATAAATCATGTCGAATTTTAGCGACTTTTTAGAAAACAAACTTTTGGAAATAACATTAAAGGCAGGTACTGCGTATACAGTTGCCCAGCCAAAACTAGCCCTTTTCACGACTAACCCAACAGATGATGGGTCGGGGAATGAGTGCGATTGGACAGGCTACGCGCGGCAAAATATCAGCTTTGGCACTATTGCCAACGGTGTAGCAAATAGTACTGGAACTGTAACTTTTCCCGCTGTTGCTGGGGCTAATGTAACGGTTACTCATATCGGCATTTTTGATGCTGGCACGGGCGGTAATTTGCTTTACCACTCAGAGCTAACGGTTGCCAAAAGCCTAAGCGCCACCGATGTGTTAACGATTCCCGCTAACGGTGTAAGCGTGACCCTAGCCTAATGAATTTTTACCCCCTAAACAGCCAACCTTTAGGCGTAATTTTAGAATCAGCGCAAAGCGTTGAAGCTCAAGCGGCGTTTAATTGCGCGTGTTCGGCTGTTTCTGAGGGGGCATTAAACAAAAGCGGTGCGGCGGCAATAAGTGCGGCGGCTAGCGTTTTAACCGAGGGCAATAGCAAACTTAGTGCGGCGGCTCAATTCGGTGCAAATGCTTATTTGTTGGCGCAGGGTTCTAGGGCAATCAGTGCGCTAGCAAGTATTAATGCCAACGCAACCACTTTAGTTGAGGTGACGAAACAAACAACCGCTGAGGCAGAAGTTCAGGCGGGAGCAAGTTTAAGCGCGAGCGTTATAGCCAGCAATTTAATCAACGCCCATGCTTTTGCGGCGTGTTCTGTTGTTTGTGAAGTCAATATTGGGTCTAGTGCGTCCGCTCACGTAGTCGCAAGCGCGAGGCTAATAGTACAAGGTTATAGGGCAGTAAATGCACTATCAATCGTTAACGCCAAAGCAGTGGCAGAAATTGACACTGCGAAACAATTAACAGTTGAGGCCCAAGTACAGGCGGGGGCAAGTTTAAGCGCCAGCACTAGAGCCACTAAGCTGTTATCTGCAAGGGTTATTGGTGCTTGTTCGTTTGATTCTGTAGGCCTATTAAACAAAAAAGGCCAAGCGTTAATAAGTGGGTATTCTAGCGTTATAGCCCATGCTGATAGCGGCCCTAGTGCGGCTATTCAAGTGCACGCAAGTGCGGGGGTAGTTGCACAAGCTGCAAGGTTAATAAACGCGCTAGCAAGCGTTAATGCCAGCGCAGTAGCGGCAAGTGACGCGGCAAAGCAAACAACGGCCGAGGCGGTAGTACAGGCACACGCCAGCGCCAGCGCAAGCATTAATGCAATTAAGTTAATCGGTGCCCAGGCTTTTGGTGTTTGTTCTGTAACGCCAACTTTTGTATTAATTAACGCAGAAGTGGCGGCACCTTTACATCGTAACCAAAGGGTGCCAAATACTCCTCGAACGGTAGAAGTTAAGGCTAGCCAAAGGGCTGTAACCGCTAGCCAAAATTACAGGGTTATAAATGTTAACCATGAGGTTAGAGCCGTTAAAATACCTGCTAAAAATAGGCAGATTGATACGGTATCTAGTAGCAGGTTAATAACTATAGCAGCCGATTATAGGGCAATAAATATGGCTGATTTGCGTCTAGTGTCAATCGCCTTAGATGCCAGATTATTGGCTATAGCCAAAAATAATAGGGCGCTTAATTTCTCGGTTTTAAACCGAACAAATAAACCAAAATTAGATAAGGCCGCATGATGCAACAATTTACAAAACAACCCGCCGACGTGTTGGACTATTCTTTCCCGCTAGCCAAATGGATGGCAGAGGGCGACACCGTAACTAACTCAGTGGTTAGCACAATACCCGCCCTGGGGATAACAGCCACGGTAACAAATGGCGACACGTTGACCCCATCGGTGTGGGTCAGTGGTGGCCTGGACGGATCAGAACATAAGATAACTCTAACCGTGACGACCGGCGCAGGCAGGGTAAAAGAATTTCAATTCCGCATAGCGATTTCTGAGATATGAGCTTTGTTAACAATGTTAAATCAACTCTAGAATCTGCGATCAGCGACACGATACCGCGCGTTAGAGTTTTAAAGGCTGTCGCGCCCATGCAAGATTTGCCAGCAAGCGGCAAGCTGACCATTGCTGACAGCTTATCAAATCCTTTAGCTGTGGAGATTGTCGAATACACCACTCGCACAGATCACGGCACATATTGGACGTTAACAAACGTAACTAGGGGTGCAGAGGGAAGCGTGGCTAGCTCTTTTGCTATCGGCGCTATTGTGTTTCAAGCATTCACGGCGCAAGACGCGACAAATTCAACGCCCCTAAAAGAGCCAAATATTACTTATGTTAATAATCAGATCACACGAATAGATTACAGTGGCGGGGCGTTCAAGGTTTTTAGCTATAACGCTGATGGCCTAAACACTATACAGCTAACGGCTGACGGCCAAACTTTAACCAAAACATTTAATTATACTGCTGGAATTTTAACCAGCATTAGTAACTCATAAAGGGGTATATAATGCCGTTTAATCTACCTACTCCAATTTCACTACATGCCGATAGTGCTGACCAAAATGTCGGCACTATTGGCTCAAACCTTACGCTACGAACGAAAAGCGCGGGTAATTTACCCATCACCACTAATGCCTCTCGTGTGCAGTACAACGGAAATGCGGCAAACACTGCCGAAGGTGTTTTCTTTGGCACAACCGGCCAGACATCTTTAGGTAATGTAGACGTATATTTATTCCCAACCCTGATGATTTGGTCGCTCCAGTTCAACGCACCGAACAGGCTGCAGACTGCAAACCTGTCCAGCGGAGGGGTAAGGTTCTGGCTGGGTAGTGGCTCAGACCCTAAAAATAATTATAAAGAGTTTTTCATGGGGGGCAATGATACGCCATTTGGGGCTAGTCAGTCTGGCCCCGTAACAATTTGCATCGATTTAGCAGATACTTCAAATAATAATACTATAGGCGATTTTGATGCCACGGATATATCTGCCTATGGTGTGGCGACAGTGCATGAAGGCATCGTAGGAAACCAGTTTGGCGAGTGCTTTTTTCAACGCTCCTTTTTGATTGGAACAAATAAAACTAGCACTAAATTGCCCTACTTCTCAGGGACAACCAGCTTTGACGATGCAGTATCAGCGGTACAAGGGACAGACTATACCAACAAGATTGGCAGTTGGGTGACAAAATCAGGCTCCAGCTTCTTTATACCCGTACCTTTTAGTTTTGGGAATGGAACC